AACTAGCCGTAGTGCACGCGGGATTCACCTGCGCCGACTGCGGTGAGGTATGGGGCAAAGGCGGGCTGCGCAAGTGGTACCTGTTTGACGGCACCAAGTGGCGCGTGAGCCAGTATGGCATCAGCTCGTGCGACCCCAAGCAGGCCAAGAAGTCGAAGATGGCTCTGGCCAAACCGGGATGAGCGCCACTGATCGCGCCGAGGAGCTGGAGCACTTACCGCGTCGCCCCCCGGGGCTCCAGGGCGTGCTGCGCCGCGCCGTCCCGATCTCCCGCCTCGAAGCCCGCACCAGAATACGCCTTGGAAAATCTGCTAAAGCTCTTGGCAAGCGCATCGATGGCAAGCTGGACAGCTCTGGAGTCCTTTCCGACGTTGCCCGCAACGCCGAGCGCTGGCGCGAACGACAGGGTATGAAGAGTCCCATCGGGCGCGGTGGTCACCCGCTAGGCGAAGACCACTTCGATGAGCTGTCGCGCGTGTTCCAGGCCGACGGGCTCGACGCTTTCGGTCGGCTGATCCGCACCGACGTCACCGACTGGCAGCTCGACGTCGAGGCAATCCTGCGCGGCGAGTACGAGACGATGTACAACGCTGGGGGATCGGGAGCACAGGTCAAGCTCGGGATACGGCCCAACTTCCAGCTCCGCAACCGCTTCATCCTGGAACAGCTGGCTGACCGCGCCAACATGCTCTCCGGGGGCTTCTCCGACGACATGTTCGACCGGCTGCGCACCGTGGTCGCCGAGGAGTTCTACCTCTCGGGCAACGGCCCATTCGAGGTGGCCGAGGCGCTCAAAGACGAGTTCTCGTTCTTTTCCAAGGCAAGGGCTCGCCTGATTGCCCGCACCGAGACGCTGACCATCACCGAGCAAGCGCAGTTCACTCTATACGAGGCCAGCGGGGTGGAACTCAAGCGCTGGCTGACGACGCTGGACGGCAAAGAGCGGTTCTCGCACTTCGGCGCCCACGGTCAGATGCGCCTGATAGACGAGCCGTTCGAGCTGGTGGACGAGGACGGGCAGAAGTTCGAGCTGATGATGCCGGGAGATCCCGAAGGCGACATCGGGCAGATTGCCAACTGCCGCTGTGACTTCATCCCTGTAGTCAGTGAGGGCCAGGTGCTCAGCCAGGACCGCGTGTGGCAGGGCGATCTCGATCCTGATGAGTTTGCAAGAGATCGCGGTGAAAAGGGGCAAAAGCATGAACCTGGTGAACATCACCGGGCGGGTTACGTAAAGCCTGACAAACCCAAGAAACCTAAGACTCCGAAAGCACCAAGGGAGCGAGTGGTGGGTACGGGGTCGCCAGTACCAGTAGCCTTGCAAGGAGCGGCGACCACAGAACAAGCGGCTGCCAACAAAAAGGCTGCGGCTGATCTTGCCAAGGCAGGGAAGAAGGCTAATGTAGATACGGTGCTTGAAGGCAGCGAAGACACATTGGTTACTCATGCTCTCTTCCGTAGTCAATGGACCACGAAAGTTACAGATGATCTTGGTCTTACCGGCAAAGTGGTTTCCGGTACTGCCACTCCCCAAGAAAAAGCGCGCTGGGCCAAATCATTCCCCGGAGGAGAAAAAGGAGCAGAAGAGTATGTGCGCAGGGCATATGGGTTGACGCAGGCAGCCATGGAGCGTGACGGCATTGATGAAGTTACCGTGTATCGCGGGATCTGTTGCGAGCAAGCGGCTGCCATTCGCCAATCCTTAGAAGGAGGTTCTGGTGAAGTAACCATCAGTACGCGTAGCGTTTCATCATTCTCTCCAAAGCGTGCAGTGGCCGAGCGATTTGTTGGTGGTCGCGGTATCCAGCGCGAGGGGACTGGTGGTGGGTTGGTCATCAAAATGCGCGTACCGAGGAGCCAGGTCTTCGCTCACCCGCGCACGCAACCGCGACTGAGTAATCGCGGTGAAGACGAGATCATCATTATGAATCCATCGGAATCGTTCAACATTCGACGCGAAGACATCATCCTGAAAGCCGAAAAGCCCAAGTTGCTAGTGCGTCTGGATGTTGGCGGCAGCGACAATTGGATCAACCAGGTGCGGCGCGCCCTGGAGCAGCTGGACGAACGGATACCAGACGATGATGATGGCGAAGAAGAGGCGGCGTAGCGTTGTCCTCGCCGTGGTTTCACCGTCGTGGTCCTGGTCGCCGCGCGATCGCCGGTGAGCCTCCGCCGCCTCCGCCAGAAGCTGGCCGCTGGCACGACGTGCGCTGCATCCACTGCCACCAGCTGCTGTTCCGCACGCTGTCGCTCAAGTTCGTGCGCGGCATCCAGATTCGCTGCCGCCGTTGCAAGCAGACGTTAACCGCTGGCGGCTAGGGCCATGCAGCGACTGAAGTATAAAGCATCGGGCCCGGCGACGTTCAAGTTTCGCAAGGTCCTGTTCACTGGCTCCACCGAATGCACGTGCCAGATTACCGGCTCCGCGACATGTCCGTGCCATCAAGGATTATCTGCGCTGACATCGGATGACATGGACAACTCGCAGATGGTGCTGGGACAATATCCCAAGGGCTTTCTTAATCTCGTTCTCAGTCGTAGGATGCTCGGGACTGGCAGGCGCCAGGATATACTCCATATATGTTCTGGTGCTCTGCACGAGCCTTGGACCGTAGATATGCGCATCGCTATGCATCCCAGGGTGGTCGCCGATGGCACGGCGCTGCCATTCAAGGACCAATCATTCCCCGCCATCATGCTAGATCCGCCATACTATCCGAAGTTCGCAGAGAAACGATACGACGTAAAGCTCCCAAGCACGGCAGCATTGCTACGTGAGGCAGCGCGGGTTTGCCTCATCAATGGGCGTATCGGCATGCTGCATTACATGCTGCCGAATGCACCAGTGGGGTGCAAGTTAGTGGACTGTTTGGGCGTGACCACAGGTGGAAACATGTCCATCCGGGCGTTTACGATATGGAGGAAGCTGGGACATTTCAGCCCAGAATCGGCTAAGCTACTTAGTGGCGAGAGGAGGGCTTGATCAGGCTCCAGCGGAATCGCGGCTCGGGCTGGTTGTGGGCAATGATCCGCTTGACAACATTCGCGCCGTAGCGCTCCTGGAGCCGCGTGATGCAGTTATCAAGGCGCTCGGCGCGGCCCCGGAATGCCTGCTGACCCCCGGGCTGGGACTTCATTCGGTGGGCGAACATGGCTCCATACCAACACCCAGTTTGATAACCCGCCCGTAGCAGCCTGGCTGACATGTCCCAGTCGGTGAACGTCGGCAAATCGGCATCGAACCCACCAACAGCCCTCAGTGCGGCCACATCATTGAGGATAAAGCCCCAGCAGCCGACATGAGTTTTCAGATCGCCGGCCTCGTACCAGTTGTGCCCAGCAAATGAGACCATCAACTGTGCCAGCTGGCGCTCAACCATCATCGCCCGCACCTCAATCATCATCGTGTTGATTTCAAACATGCGCTTACCGCGAAAGCGGAAGCCGTAGATGTCATCATCGCAGAAGGCATACCAGCCAAGCCCCTCTGATTCTGCCTGTGCGAGCATGGCGTTCAACAGATAGGCGAATCCGCCATCGTTGTGCTTCAAAACCTTGAAGCGAAACCGATCTCGGTATAGACTCAGGTAGATGCGGGCCTCCTGGGGCTCGACGAACAGCGTGGCGCCGTTGACCAGCTTCTGCATGGGAAATTGAAAGCGGGCCTTGGAGCCGATGAATAGCGGGAACTGGGCCCAGCTCTTGGGGATCATCGTTCGAGCGCCACCATGTCCATCCTGCCGGCGGCGGCCTTCGCCCGCCCTAGCTCCTCCTCCGGTGAGCCACACTTCTCCATTTTGGTGCGGTAGTAGAACACCAACGACAGGCGTTCAAACCGCTTCTTGAGCCCGGTGAATGGACTCGTGGTGTGGTACTCATGCGGATCGAATAGCAGGAGATCGCCAGTGGTCATGGCAATAGCCAGCCGGTATTTGGGCAGGATCAAATGACCGCCATCATATTGCCCTCGGCGAATGACAACTAATGTGCTGAAGCCAATTTTCAGGTCGCCCTTATCGATATGCGTTGCACAGCGAAAGTTCTTGTTGACGGTGATGGTAGTGAACACGGACCCCGGGATGATCCAGGCGGGATTGGTGCGCTCAATCCATCGCTTCTGTTCAGCATAACGTTCAGGGACATGCTGTTCAAAGGCCTTGCTGACCTCCTGTGCCAACGGGATAACCTTCGACCAATCCTCAGGCCGATCGCGAACCCATTGCGCGCAGCGACAGAATGGCCAGCGCGCCGATGGATCGAAGTAGCCAACGATGCCGGAATCGCCAATGCGTAGGTTTCGCACGACATAGGCCGGAATCATGTCAGTACGCGTGCGGACTCGGCCAGCGCGATTTTTGACGAACCTATTGATGCGGAGTGTGCGGCCCCCGGGATCACGACCAGCAGCAGTAAAGCGGTTGTAGGTTGGGGACTGGAGTGTATCGAGTGCGTGAGCGGCTTTTTCGCAGATGGAGGTTCCGAGGACTCCGCGCGCTACCACCAGGAGCCGCGTGCCATCAGAGCGGTAGCCTTCGATGGATTCATCGAGGCCGATCAGGCGATCGTAGGCTGAGTCGTCGAGATGGTAGCCCTTGAGCGCCGCTGTCTCGTCATCCGTCAGTCGTGGCTCGATGATAGTTGTAAGCATCGCGAACGGCTCGAAAGATCACATCCGTGGGTGCGGTGATACCGTACTTCGCTGCCAGCCAGCGCACCATCTCTACCAGCTCAGCGCGCTGATCGCCAGAAAGGATGAGGCGCAGCGTGTACACCTCGTTCTGCCCGGGACCTCCGTCACCTTCGACCAGGCCCAGCTGGGAGTCATCGGTGCCCGCGAGGCCATAGTCGATGTCGGCACCAGGCACGAACTCCAGGGTCTTGCCGGGGAAGTAAATCTCCCCGAACTGGAGGGTGTCGTACAGCTCGGCGGGGAAGTTCTCCTTGATCGAGGCTAGCAACTCCGAGACGCCTTCATTAAATGTGCCCATAAGGGCATCATTGTTCAGGGTCAGATTAAGGGCCCGCTCCTGGTCCTCATTCAAGTCCACCACGACGACTTCGGTGGACGCCACGCCCATGTGCTTGAGCACTTCCAGGCGCTGGTGCCCACCAACTACATGCCCGGTTTTCTCGTTCCAGATGATGGGTTCGACCAGACCAAATTGCGTGACTGATTCCTCTAAGCCCTTGAGCGCCATGGGTGTGATTGAGCGGGGGTTGTATGGAGCTGGGACCAGCTCGTTGATGGCCACCTGACGGGTGACCAGAGTGGGCAGTTTCTTGGCGGGTCCTTGCATCGATGAGAGCGTAGCAGGTCGATCATGATGCCAGAAAAATCTTTCTTGACTTTGCCTCGCACATAGGTCTATTCGTCGGGTAATCGTAATAGGCAGCCTGGGATCGCGGCCCGGGCTGCTACGGGAAAGAGGCTCATGAGAAGCCCCGGGCCCACTGGGACGTGCCCAAAGCACCAACCAGTGGGCGACCGGGGCATTTCTTTTGGGGGCAATGAGTTACACGCTAGATCCTGTTACTTCGGCGAATACCTCAACCTCCGCTACGGCCCCTTTCACCATCACCTACCACACGAAGGCCGAGGAACCGCATACCCACGAGGTACCGCTACCCGATGGCCAGACGGTGATGAGCGGCCCCGCCATCCCAGCGTCGTCTGGCGGATCGGCAGTGCCGGGCGGCGAGGTCGCTCTACCCCCTGGTCAATTGCGAGCCCCTGAGAAGGCCAAGACGGGGGCTGCCGAGCCATTGCCCGAGGGGGCGGACCAGATTGCCCGGGTGAGGGCTGCCGTGGCTTCTGGGCGCTTGGATCTGCTGCCACCCGAGGCAATCGAGATTTGGAAGCGCATGGTGGACTCGGGGCTGAGGTTCTTCAGCGGCGAATCCAGCCGGCGGCCCTACGTGGAGCAAGTGGCTTGGCGCGCCGTGCGCCAGAATTATGGACTGGAGGAGTCCCATGCCCAAGCACCCCAAGAAACCCAAGCGCCCGCGCCGGCCACGCTACGGGCACCGCCGAAGCGGGTGAAGTACGTCCTGGCTGGTGGCACTACTCCTCGCCCCGCCGGGGGTGGGTGGGTGGTTCCCATCGCTGAAAACGCTGCCGACGATACCGTGCTGCGTGGTGGCGTGGGCAAGGCTTCGGCTGACGCCTGGTACGACGAGATCACCAGCCTCGACATCCCAGGGCAACCGGGCTCCTCGGTGCGGGTAGGTACCAGCGGCAACGGGCATATCAACATTCTTGACGTTACGGTGCCCCGGCGCCTGGTAGCCAGCAACGAGAGCGGCGCGGGTGCGGTCAAGTGGGTGCGCGACCACTGGCACGCCATCTACAACACTGCCAAGGGCATCTACTACCGCGACGGCATTCCCACCGCCAAGCGCCAGCGCTTCGTCAAGTTCGTCCTGACCCCCGAGAAGGCCGTCGAGCGGATCGCCTACGGCGCCGTATATGTCCCTTGGGAAATCGACCTACAGGGCGAGTTCTCTACCGCTGAGAACGTGCTCAAGATGGCGCACCGCTTCATGGAGCAGCGCGGCGACCCCAAGGAGATGCACGCCAGCGCGCGCATGAAGGACGGCACCCGACCGTACGAAATCGTCGAGTCATTCGTATCCCGCGACAACGACCCGCACTTCATCCCGGGCAGCTGGGTCATGGGTGTGAGGTTTCACCCCGATGTGTGGCAGAAGGTGGCGGCGGGGGAGTACCGGGGCTTCTCGATTGGTGGGCGTTGGGGGCGCAATCAACTCGCTCCTGAGCTGGTTGCGGCATGAGCGTGATCATCTTGCCCAGCGGCTTCGGCTTCGGTGATGACCCACGGATGATCGCCGAGATGCTGGATGCAGAGATTGACGAGGTTTCCATCGTCGATCACCCGGCTACCAATCGCGCCCTCAGCCTTTTCAAGCGATTGGATCAGTCCAAGCAACGCGATTATATACGCGACGAGACTGGGCGCTTTGCTACAAGCGGAACCGGTGGCGCCGCGAATCTCGCACTCCGATCCACGGGAAAGATTGAGGAGGCGCTGGAGGCAAGTCGAGACCCGCAGTTTGCCGCATCCAAAATTATTGAAGTTAGCAATGCCCTAAACGAAGCGGCGGTCACTGCTAGCAATAGTTCTGCGCGCAGTGAACTTGTCCGACTTGCTTCGATGGCAGACGAAGTTGCCGGCCGACTTAACGAAGGATCTCAGGAAGAGGGGGAGCGCATTACTGATCTTGGGAGGCGTGTTGATAGCATTGCGCAGCGCCTTGCTGGTGAGGCTGTGGAAGGCAAACGTGCGAAGGCTGTACCCGAGGATCGGGACCGCGAAGTTTTCGAGCGCTGCGTTGAGGGCGTGATGGCCCAAGGGCACACCAAGGAATCCGCATTTGCCATTTGTACTGCCGGTGGGGCAGGAAAGGGAGCGACCACGATGACTGTGAAGCAGGACGAGTTGGACCTGGAGGCGGTGCCGCCTGCGCCTGAGGTCTCGGCCGCATCGGTGGTCGAGATTCCGGCTACGCCAAAACCTTGGCCCTTTGCCAAGTGCATCGAGGCCGGCATGAGCGCCGGTTTCGGCCAAGACGAAGCCATCGCCGTGTGCCAGCTGATTCGCCAGGACTACGGCGACCCCAGCGACCCGGACCAGATCCTCGTGCCCGACGGCATGAAGCCCGAAGGGCTGCTGGCCGCAGCCGCCGTAGCTGGTGGCATGGCCAAGCCCGAGGGCATGAGTGCACCGGCTGAGGAATCGGCGGGTGAAGAGATGAAGTTTCAAGGCAAGCCCGGTCAAGTCGGCGTGCGCTGGCTGGCCAAGTTCAAACACTTCCTGGGCCTGGATCGACCGCTATCGCCGGCCGAGCTGGAGCGCCAGAAAATGGAAAGGAAGGTGAGGGAACTTATGGAGGCCCAGGAGAAGACCAAGGAAGACCTACGCGACATCATCCGCCTACAGCACGAGGACAATCGCGCGATGCTGCAAGTGCTGGCGGCGGGGCTGGGCGTGCAGCTGCCCAAGCCAGCGGAGGCGCCAGCACCTACTGCCTCTGAGCCCATCGCGGCTGCGGCTACTGCCCCTGATCCAAGCAAGGCGGTCAAGGAAGATGGTGCTCCTGTAGTGCCCACCGCTGCCCCTGCCCCAGCTACAAGCGAATTGCCCGAGGAGCTGATCGCTCGGTGCACGGCTCTGGAGCAAGAGAACGCCGAGCTGCGGGCCATGATCGAGAGCAACGAGCAGCTGATGGGCGAGGCGGCCGGGGCCGTGGCTCCGGCGCCAGCCGTTGCTGTCGCTCCTACGGGGCCCAAGTTCGTCCGCCGCGCTGCTATCGATCCCACGGTTGCCGGCGTGAAGCGCATCAGCAACGAGCCCGACATGGTGTTCTCCAGCTGGCTTGGCGTCCCGATTCCGCGCGCCGACCGCGAGGTGTTCGCGCCGGTGCCCAAGCGCGGGGGAGGTAATGGCCGATGAGCCGCTTCCTGGTGAGCAAGAGCGATCGGGTGCGCGAGAAAGATCCCACTACCTGGCGCAACGACTACCGCATGTCGGGTGGTGACCAGATGCTCTCGCGCCATGCCGAGATCGTCGCCTTCTTGGCCAAGTGTTACGCCGAGGAGGTGAACGAGCGGCGCCGGTGGCCGATGTTCGACGTCAAGCGCCTGGGGCAATTCCTGGGCGCGGCGGGCATCGACGTCGACGCCGCGATCAAGACGGACGCCGACGCGATGCAGATCCCCGATGAACTCACGGATATGGAGGTGTGCATCAACAAGATGCACGGAGCGTCGTTCCTAACCGAGCCCACGGCGGAAGCCTGTGTAGCGCTGAAGCGCCGTGATCGCATGAGTAACAGCCGACGTGGAACCCCGGCGGCTAATCCATAGGAGGTAGCAAGCATTGGCAGTAAAAACGCCAAGGGCGGCGAGCCTGCTGGGGCAGTCAAAGGCGCAGCAAGGCCAGCGGCTGACCAAGGCTCAGCAGCTCAAGTTCTTCATGACCACCAGCGCACCAGCGCTGATCCAGCCCGAGGAGGCGGATCGGTTCATTGACTACGTGGTCGATGAGTCGATGCTGTTCCAGATGGCTACGGTCGAGCGGATGGATACCAATGAGAAGGACATCCGCTTCATCGACATCAACGGCGGCATCCTGCGTCAGATGTCGTGCGGCTCGGGTGCGGGCCAGGCCCAAACCCACAATGCTACCGGATCGGTGGACATCACGAACACCAACAAGTGCCTGCGCACGGTGTCGCTGGACGCCAAGGTGTTCCTTTGCGATACCGACCTGGAGGACAACATCACCGGGGCGCAGTTCGAGACTCAGATCAACCGCATGATTGCCGACCAGGCGGCCAACGAGCTGGAAATCTGGTCGATCATGGCCAACGCAGCGGGCCCGGTGTACAACTCGCCCGAGGTCGATAACACCGTCATGCACCTGCGCGACGGGTGGTACCGCCAGTTCCAGTTCGGCAACATCATCAACGGGAACAACATCTCAGGTGAGGTCGGGAATAGTACGCTGACCTTTGCCAAGCTGCGCTGCCTGCTCCGCGCCCTCCCGACCAAGTACCGACGCAACCCGGCAGCCCTGCGCATCTTCATGGCCTCGGACATGTGGTACGACTTCGCCGAGCAGCACCAGAACCGCCAGACGATCGGCGGGGATGATGCACTCTACGACGGACCCCGGCCGACGTTCATGCGCACGCCCGTCGAGCCCGTACCCCTCCTACCCACTGACATCACGGTCTGCGGCTGCGGCTCGGTTGGCGGTGGCGCCCAGGGCACGTTCATGTTCGTCACCGAGCCCTCGAACCTGGTGCTCGGGATCGAGCGCAACATCACGATCGAGCGCGAGCGGTGGGCGACGAACCACCTGACCTGGTTCATCACGACCATCCGGGTGGACGTGCTGGTACTCAACGAGGACGCTACGGCGCTCATGGACTGCATGACGCTCGATCCTTGCGGTACTGGCGTCTGCGCTCCGACTGCCCTGGATAACCGGTGCAATACCTGCATCAACCTGGGTAGCGGTGGTGAGCCTGCCTAACGAGTAGCAGAACTACAAATCGGTGAGGGTATGGGGGCTGGTGAGGCCGGCCCGCCTGCGGCCGGCGACCGAGCCTGCCAGCCTCCTACCTCGCCTTGAAGCAAAGCCTTCCCGCTGCGGCGACATCCCGAGCCAGCAGCGCAACCACTGCCCAGAAAGGAGCCGCCTCGGTAGCAATGCCGCGAGTCGTCCTGACCCGCGCCCTCACCTATCGCCACGAAGGCGTGTCGTTCCGACGTGGATTGCCCCAGACCGTCGACGAGGGCACGTACAACTTCCTCCTGCGCCAGGGGCACTTCCGCGATCCCGACCAGGACATCGACTTCATCACCCCCGTGCGCCTGCGCGGCGTAGCTGGCCAAACTGAGATCCCGATCATC